GTCCGCCGCGGTCGAACACGGCGCCATGAGCGTCAGCCTTCGCCCGCGTCTCCTCGACCACAAGTTCCTTTTCCTTCACGGCGTCGTAACCCAGCTCGTTCAAAATCGTGTGATCCGACACACCCAACTGACGTTTCTTCAACGCAATCTCGAGATCGGCGGTGTCCGACCTTGTTTCGGGGTTCGCCCACTCCGCCGAAATCACAAGATCACCCAAACTGGTGGTGCCGAACACGTCAGACAGGCGCACCGCGACCGTCATCATGTCCTCCCACGAGTTCCCAAACGAAATTTGCATGTCCTTCACGACCGCAACCAACCCCGACTCCGACGTTTTCAGAGCTTCACCCGACGGAGGCGTGCCGCCCGTCAACAGATGCATCGGCACCCTGGAACGGCGAGCCAACCTCGACAGCACCCCTTCGATCGCCTCCAACAGGTTCGACACAGGTGACGCTTCGAGACGGTCGAACTTCGCTTCCGTCGACGGCGACTGCCACACATCACCCGGCACCCGTTTGAACGTCGAATCTCCCGCCACCCCGGTGACGACGTCCTGCGGCAACGCATGATTGTCGACAAGGTCGTTCAGATCAGCACAATATTTGTTCAGCTGCTCCTGAAACGGAATCGTGGCTCGCACCCGAGAGCGCCCGTACGTGTCACCCAACGCTTTGCTGCGGAAATGGATGACGTTGACGCCCAATGGTTCGCCGGCCGCATCAACCCACGGTGTCGGCCACACGTCGTCGTCGTCGAGCCACTTTCCCCAGCCGCCCTTCCCTTCCGTGCCAGTCGACAGCCGAAACCACTTTTCGATCCGATCGGGCCAATACACGTTCAACCGTGTGATGGGTCGGCCCGCCGGATTCTGGTTGGACTCCTCCTCGGACTGCCACACCTTCACGGCCCGGTCGAGGACGTCAGGATCGTCGGGAGAATACTCGACGCTCATCTGATGGGGTTGCTGCCGATAGAAGCGGGGGCGCCCAACGTCGGCGTCGTAGTCGACGATCACGAACTCGTCACCCTGAATGAGGGTGCGCGTGTGGACGGTGCCGGCCACACCGTCCATCCGGTTCAGCTGCCACCAGTCGTCCAAAACCTCGGCGGCCGCATCGACGGTCGCACCCGAGGCTTCGTCAACGGTCGCACCGTCAGTCACGAAGCCGACAACCTCAAGGCGTTCCGCCGCACTGTCGACGACAGGCTCCACGAAGTTCTCGGAGAACTCAACCCCGTGACGAACCAAATACTCTCGGGCCCGGTCGCGCAACCTGGCACCCAATTTGCCGTCGTAAAAGTCGGTGTACAACGTGTAGTCGGACTTCCGTGATCCCATGTCGCAACAGTCGTCCAACCAATCCTGAACGTCTTTGCCGACGTACTCGCTGCCGTTCACAGCCGCTCTGATCCTTCCCAGGAGTCCCACACGGCGCCTACTTTCTGTCGACGTAGCGGGAACCAACCAAGCGAAGATCACCCACGCGCACAACCGGCTCAGTGTGGCCGCCGTACGCCTGATATTGGACGCCGCCCCGCTGGTCGATCATCAGTTCCGTGAACGCCCACACGACAGCGTCAACCCGGTCGGGGGACGGCATGCCAGCGTCAGGAACCCACGTTGTCTGCTGCTCCTCGAGCTCGGCGAACAAACCGACGTGATGAACACGGCCTTGCTCGTACAACGCTGCGACGGGCTCGGCTCGCAAGCGTTTCCCGCGTGACGCGGTCACGAGTTTCACGGGGACGTTCGGGTCAACAGCCGAAATCACCGAGCGCACCATTTCGCCGCCGAAGTTGCGTTCCGCAACGATCGAATCGGCTTGAAGCTGGTGGTACAGGTCGACAGCAGCTCGCGCCCACTTGTCGGGGCTCGCATGGCGCGAGCGGTCGGCCAACACGTATCCGTGACCTGTGACGGGCGACACGGCCGCGCCGATGATGCCGCACTCGCTGGTGCCTGTGTCCTCGTCCGCGGATCCGGAAGGGTCGACCGCGACAACCGTGCGACCCAACTCGGGCGGAACCTGAAGCCTATGGACTTCGATCATCGCGACCGTCCACAACGCTCCAGGGACTTCGTTCAGGAACTCGCCCTCGAGCTCCTGGCGGCCACGGCGGGTGCCTGACCACCTGCGCTCGAGCGCCTCCACGACCGCTGGCAGAAGGTTCGCGAGGTTGTCGGCCATCCGCATGCGCGTCACGACTACCCGAGAGTCGTCAAGCAATTGCTTCACGAGACCATGACCCTGCTTTGGTGTGCCGGTCGCGACGATCAAACCGGGGGCGAGACGGACGGCGAACGCGAGAGACTCATTCCACGAAACGTCCCATTTGTCCCACAAGCCGATCTCGTCGCACCAGGCGCCCCGCAGGTTCTTCCCCTGAATCCGTTCTGCACCGTCGGAGGCACCGTCGATGTACACGCGGGATCCGTCAACCAAATGGAGTTCGCCGTGAGACCTGTTCCAGCCGTCCGGGCGAATGATTCCTCCGCCCTCGCCGCCCAACGCTCGTTGGAGTCCGGAGGGGCCTTCGACGCAGGTGTCGCGGCCATCCCCGAACGTCGGTGCGACGATCGCCCAGTCGCCGGCGGTGCCGTCGTGAAGGTGGGCACGAATCCAGCGTGCGAGCGTTTCAGCACCCGTACGGGTTTTGCCAGACCCTCGGCCGCCGCGCATGTACCAGACGAGCCAGTCGCCGTCTGGCGGGAGCTGGGCTTCGCGGGCGACGAGTTCCCAGCATCCCGCGAGCGCTTGCAACTGTGCGTCGTCGGGCCTGATGTCTCCCTGGCTGAGGCCGATGCGGAAGGTGGCGAGCTCAGCCGGTGAGAGTTCGGCCAGCGCTCGCTGCGCGACTAACCGTTGCTCGCGCGGCGTCAAGGTCGACGACTTCGGCGAGTTGTCCTCGGAGTTGTTCGAGGGCGATGTGGACATGGGTCACTTCCATCTCGGTCGTGACGGACACGCTCGGAGCCTGCCGGTGTGCCGCTCGGTAGTCGGGATCCCGAAAGATCCGTTCGTTGTGCAAACCACGATCAGACTTCGACGCCGGATCCGACCCGAGTTGCCTCCGCAATCCTTCTTCGGCAAGGATTTCGGCGGTGTGGGCGTTGCCGTCCTCAAGCGCTTCGGCGTACAGGTCGGCGAACACGGGGTCGTAGGCGGTGGAGCCTTCGCGGCTGACTTTCCGGACGCGAGATCCGGTGAGACCGACGAGGGCTGCGGCCTGCTGCCGGTTTTTGCCGTCACGGATTGCGTCGAGGAACCGCTGTCGTTTCGCGGCCGTGAACGTCTCGCGTTTCGCCGGCATTTTGTGCTTTTCGGCACTCGTCTTCGCACGTGCTGCCGCGCTCATGCTGCCTTCCGATGCGTTCGGGCTGCAGCGGCGTGCTCGAGCGCGGCACCGAGCTTGGCTGCAGCCGCTTCATTCAACGAGTATTCGCCAACCCAAATCCGATGTATTTCCGAGATCGACAACTGATCTGTGTTCCGGTCGCGCTGGGCGAGGCACCGTAGTGCGGCTTCGGTCGCGGCGACAAGCGCGGTGGTCATGCTGCGGCCTGCCGGAGGATGGGGGCGGCGGATGCGTGAACGTAGAACACGTGGTCTGACGGGCACAGGGCTGCGTGCAAAATCAGGTCGACGATTGTCGGATCGGTTTCCTGCCGGGCTGCGGCGAGGGCAGCATGCCGGAGGACTTCGGGTTTCAGGTCGCACAGGCGGACGGGCAAATGGCGGTGCCCGTCGGAATGCTGGAGGCTCATCAGGCCGCGGTTCCCATTGCCTGTAGAGCGGCGTCGAACTCGTCACGGTCGGACACGAGACGCAACGCTCGTTCGGCTTTCACACCGGCTTCGCGGGCGGCCAGGTCGAGGCGCACACCCGTCGCGGCGAGGGCGAGGAACCGGGCTGTGCGTCGGCGCTCCTCGGCCTTCGAGGGGCGGCCGACGTGGCCTGGGGTGATCGTGGTCATCGGCACCTCCGGCGGGCAGGATCCGATATTGGGGGTCGGTGGGGCTAGCAGGTCGGCATGGCCGAAAGAGCCTTTAGTGGCCCCACGTGTGTGATGATGCCTGACACAGCGGACGGATGTCAAGCGGCCACGCTCATGCGGAGGTCTTTCGTCGTCTGGGGTCGGCTGCTTCCCATAGTGCTTCGAGGATGTTCTGGACAGCCCACCATTCTGCATGTGCGGCGTCGTATCGCGCTTTGACGGCTGCGCTGATGTTGGCTGGTCGTCCGTGGTCGTCGTCGGCTATTCCGTAAACGGGGAACACCTCGGCTTCGTAGATGCGGTGGTTCATAGGGCTCCTCCCTGGATAACTGAATCGTAGACGTCTGTGCTCATGTCAAGCGCGAGCCGGGAGCCTCATGCGACCCGCCTGATTGTGCGTTCGCTGAGTGCGAACCTGCGAGCAACGTCCTCGGTCGAATGACCCAGCCGAAGGGCCTCACGGATGTCGCGGTTCCGATGGTCGCGTCCCATCCGTTTCGACCTGGCGGCCATCGCTGCTTGCGCTCGGGTGCTTCGGTCTCGGTAGGCGACGATCACGTCGTTGGGCACCCTGACACGTGTCGGCATCAGCTCGGAAACCTGGTTGAGCGCCGCCGTTGACAGCGAGCTCGTCTCATATGGTTCCTCCACATATGCGGCGACGAAAGCCCGCCACAGGGGCCGTCGTCCGTTGCATCGCATTCGCTCGAGCGCGGTGTCGAGCGCCGGCCAGTCTCCGCCTGCGATCGTCCACGCAACCGAGTCCAGTTGGACGCCACGTTCCCTCGAACCCGTTTCGACTAACGGCAAATGCAAACCTCCGGTGCCGTCGCACGTCGGGCAGGCAGCGAGCCCGTGTGACCCTGGTTCCAACCATCTGGTGGGGATGACGCCTTGGCCTGAGCAGCGGTCGCACGACACGCGGCGGGACGCGTGTGTGGGTGCCGCACGGTCGGCGTGTCCTGACACGGGGGCGCCGTCCGCATACGGATCTGTGCGGTAGCGGCCTGCGCCCCCGCATGTTTCGCACACCGTGGCTTTCGACCAGCGGTCGCGTGTGTTGCCGGTGCCGTCGCATGGCGAGCACAGATGCCATGTGGCTGGGGCCATTCGGCGTTCGTCGCGGGAGCGGCTTGGTAGGACTCGGAGGGCGTCGGGGAGCGACCACGCGAGCATCAGGATCCTGTCGAAACGCGACAGGCTCACGGGGCATACATCCGCTCGAGA